TTTATCCACACTACCCAATGAGTTAAAAAAACTTATGACTGATCATGAAATGAAAATGAAAGAAGTTAAAAAAAATTTAGAGGAAGATATTAAAGAAATTAAATTTAAAAAGTAAAAAAAGAAAAAAACCTGTTTTTTCTTTTTTATATATACTATAAAATTAAAAAAAATATTAAACAATATGGCAATTCAAATTGGAAAATACAAGAGACCGGGAATCTTCATAGAAGAGTTTGACAAGTCAGTGATCACAAGTCCAGTAGTTGAGGGTATAACAAACCTAGTTATTGGAGTTTCAAAGAAGGGACCTGTTAATACGCCGATTAGAATTACAACTACTAATGAGTTGGAATCTATTTTCGGACAACTAGATAGAGGGTTGGAAAGAAAGGGTTCGTACTTTCATAGAACTATTTCTAAAATGGTGGAAACATCTCCAGTTTTCGCTATGAACCTATTATTAACTGATGATACGTTAGACGTGATTGAATATCAATCTTTATCGTCTTCGTCTGGGTATAATAACGATATCGAAAGAGAAGGTCCTTACAGAAGATTTTTCGATACAACTGGATTCTGGAAAAGAGATACTGATTCCTTCATAAATCTGACAAAAAATACCTCAGGTTATTCTGAAAGAGCTTTTAGTATTACTAACCTTTCAGATAGATATGTTTCAGTATTTATTTTCAAATCAGCTGTGTCTGGATTTGACAGAACTTTACTTGAGTGGTATGGTTCTATTGAGAAATTGCCATCTTATGTTAATCCACAAGATTTTGCTTCCGATTATTTGGTTGATGTTGTTATAGTAGCTGGTGACTGGTCTAATTATCAAGAATTAGCAGTAGACCCAAGATGGAGCTCTTATTTTAATGCTTCGGGTTTGAGAAAAAACCAAGTAAGAAACTTTGCTAACGATAGAAATGTTACAACTTTAGCTTATTATGAGGGGTTGTCTTTAATTCCTTACTTTAGAGACTTAAACGGTAGAAATGTATTTATTGAAACTACAATCAATAGAGATACCGATAGAACAGGTGTATTCTGTGCATTTAATACAGACTTAGTAGAGACTGATTACTATAATGGTCTACTTGACTTATTGGGTAATACTATATCTGATGGTGGTGAAAATGATATTGATTTTCTTTCTTATAAAGAAACTATCACTGAAGATATTAAAATTACTTCAACTCCACTTGACTTACCGGGTAATGTAACAGCTATGTTGGGTGATTTGGGTCCATCTTATGGGTCTTATTCTTATACATCACAGCTTCCACACGCTTGGGGATTTGATTTATCACCAGGAAATGAGTTTTCGGAAGATTTATTAACTTCTGGTATAATTGGTCAAACTGAGAGAACTGCTTGGTTTGGAGAAGGTTCTGTCTACAATGTAGAATTGGATAATTCTACTCCGAGTATTGTTACTGCAAATACTGAGATAAGCATTACATATAATGCTGGTTCAGGTGCGTTTGCTGTTATTGGAGACGAATATGTTCCTGTTTCTGGAACAGCTACGTTAATAATGAACGCTGGTGATTATCCGTTTAGCACATCTGTTGCAACTTATTCATCTGTGTTTGTGTTAGATAATACTGGTGAAATTTCAGTAGTAAATAGTTTACAAGTTGGTGTTAAACCAGCCGTTAGTCCTTCTGATATAGTTCTTGGGTATATTGAATTAGGAGTTGCTTCACAGTCATTTGTTTCTCCAGCTTCTTTTACTGTTCAAGATATTACTGTTGGAACTTCGGGGTATATTGACTTCAGCTTTGGAACAGCTTCTACTGATGATTATTATATTTCTGAAATTACATCTGGTGCTGGTGATACAATTAAAGTTGAATTCCCTGGGACAAATGATGTTGCAACTGTTACAAATTATGCTCAATACAGAAAATTCAGATTATTTAACAGATTAGTCAATTTAATTGATAATCCTAATAAAAATAGAATGACTTTAGTATTGAATCCTACTTCTTATGAGAAATACAGTTTTGAGAACATAACAATTTCTGATATAGTTCAAAGTTCAATACAAAATAAGTCATTTAGACTTAAAACAGGTCTTACATCAGCTCAGTTATCTGACATACTTAATGGATATTTTGTTATGTATACTGAAGATAATGAGTTTATCTTAGGGCCTGAAGGTGTTCAGACAACTGGACAAATGGCTGATTTGACAGACATCGGTGTTGTTGCAAAATATTCAACATTCTATCAAAGAAATTATGATGGTCAAATCAACACTAAAGATTATTTCTTCAGTAACAGATTATATGTTGGTTCTTCAGGAGCTTCATTCAGTGAGGCTAACTTATTAAATACATCTGTGGATATATTATTTGTAGATGGTGAAGAAGCAATCAACGGTGGTGGTACTCAAGCTTGGGCAGGATATGACTATATCGTATTCCGTTCTGATGTATCTAATTGGGACACTGAGATTAATTTAGCTACATTTGAGCAGTTATACTTCCCAGATGCTGAATTAAATAAAGGTTCATTTACAATTACAACAAATGAGGTTCCTCAGTTTAATGGATTTACTCCACAAAAAATTGCGGGAGCACTTGGTTATGGAAATGGTTTATCAACTTCTGAATATTACGCATATCCTGTAGCTGAAGAAGTTGTTTATGAATATCTTTATGACCAAACAAGAGTATTTGATTACTTAGTTAGACATTACCTAAGAACATACATTGATAATGATGGTTCATTATATGTGGAATTTAAAGATTCATCTTTAGATGTAGATGTAGACGTAGCTGTTAAAGCTAATAACACATTCTGGGTTAAATCAGAGAAATCAAACTATAAACAAACTTTAGAGTGTGAAATTCCTTCTGGATATGTTCAAGTTCCTAATAAAGTACTGGTGAATGGTGAGAGATATTCTGAAGTTAAAGTAGGTGACTTCTTAGAAGCTTACTATGATTCTTCAGCTCTAGCTGTTGGTCAATATCCAAGAAAACTTACAAGAATACTTTCTAAAAGACAGTATTCAGGTGATACTTCTTTAACTGAAATTACTTGTGACTCAAGAATTGCAACAAGATTCTCAGGTGGAGCTCTACAAACAACAAGATACACAACTGTTGACCAGTATGCTACTACTTATAAAGCTCTTTCATTGAAAGGATTTAGAATTAGAACAGCATCCTTACCTGATGGTACAGAGTCTAGACAAAACTCTATACTTAACTTGGTAGCTAAAGGAACACCTTTATTCAAGGCACTTACAAACAAAGAGGCAATTGACTTTAGATATTTAATTGATTCATTTGGATTAGGATTGACTGAGAGAAGTAAACAACAGTTAGTTGACATCTGTGGTGATAGATTAGACTGTTTTGGATTCATCAACATGCCATCTGCTAAGATGTATAAAAACTCATCTTCTCCTACATTTGTTAACTCAGAAGGTGTTCTTGAAATGGAATATGTTGCTAAAGGTGGTGATCCAGAAAGCAACCCAGCATTCCTTTACTCATTTGGTGATGGAGCTGGAACGACTTGTGTAGGGTACTTCTTCCCTTATGTAAATATAAATGATAATGGAAGACCACTTGACCATCCACCAGCACCGTTCGTTGCTACTACTTACATGGCTAAACATATTTCTAATGTTGGAAATGTTACTCCTTGGACAATTGCAGCGGGTGTTACTAATGGTAGAATCACTGGTATAAACTCTATAGAACAAGATCTTACACCGGAGGATATTGAATACTTAAATCAAGCTCAAATCAATCCATTGGTTTTCAAGAGAAATAGAGGATTCGTAATAGAAACTGAAAATACAGCTCAAACACTTGTTAAGTCTGCACTTTCTTATATTCACGTAAGAGAGGTATTGATAGAACTTGAAAGAGAACTTTCTAGAATGTTGTTAGACTTCCAGTGGAAATTTAACACACCGGATGTTAGATCTGAAATTAAATTAAGAGCTGATGTTATCTGTGAAACATATGTAAGTAAAAATGGTTTATATAACTATTTCAATAAAATGGATGAGGAGAACAACACTCCAGAAATCATCGACAATCAGATTGGAGTTCTTGATACATATGTTGAACCAATCAAAGGAATGGGTATCATTGTTAACAATGTTACAATCCTTAGAACTGGAGCAATTGCTGCAGGTGGTTTCATCAATGGATAATATGAATAAAAATAAAACAAAAACCCTCATTATTGAGGGTTTTTTTGTTTTATTAAAACTTTTTTTAATATTTCAATTATAATAGAGAAAACAATATATCTAATATATAAAAAAAAATAATTTGAAATATGTCAAATAAGAACAATAAAGAAATGTCTGAAGAAGATTACCTAAAAAGACATTTACAAGACTTAGAACAAGGTCAGAGAGAAGCATCTGGTGATATACCATTTGTAGAAAATCCTCAGGTTGGAAGAACTTCCGATTTACAATTCTTCAACATGGATATTAGAGAACTACCTTGTGGTCAGTTTTATCCTACTGGAACACTTTTTATGGTTAGACCTGCTCAAGTAAAAGAAATTCAAGCTTATGCTATGGTTGATGATAATAACTTTTATGATATTGTTGAAAAAATGAATGATATGCTACAGGCTTGTGTTAGAATCAAATATCCAGATGGTAAAATTGGTTCTTATTTGGAAATTAAAGACCAGGATAGATTGTTTTTAATCTTTTTAATTAGAGAATTAACCTTTCAACAAGGTAACTCTTTAGCAGTAACTGTAAAATGTGGATGTGGTAATGAAATGAAGATTGAGTTAAATCGAAATCATTTTGTTTTTCATGATATGGACGAAAAGTTAGAAAAATACTTTAACATTGCTACAAAAACATTCCAATTTAGAACTATTAATGGTAAATCTTTTGAGCTTTCTCCTCCAAATATTGGACTTCAGAAATCTTTTACTGATTACATTGTTAAAGAAAATCAAGAAAAAAGAACACCTAACTTAGCCTTCTTAAAGATTATACCTTTTATGATGCCAGGTCGAACTTCAATTACTGTAGATGGGGTGAAGGCAAAAGTAAAAGAATTTGAGGAAATGGATGATATTTCTTTTCAATTCTTAAACGCAGCTGTTGGTAAAATGACAATTGGTATTTCTCAATTGAAAGGAAATTGTGAGTGCGGTGAGGAGGTCCGCACTGATATGCAATTTCCCGACGGAGCCTCAGGTATTTTCGTTGTTTCAGATGCCTTTGATGCATATATTAAAGAATAAACTTCTTTTACAAAAACACTGGAAGTTACAAGAGTGGGCTATTGATAACTGGCCTTACTGGTTGTTAGAAGAGAACATTAAAGTTGTTAATGAACTTTCAGAAGAAGAAGACTCTTCTCGTAAGAAACAAGAAGGAGAACAAGCTAAAGGAATGCCAAATTATGATGGTATGATGAAAAATATGAATATGAACATGCCCAACTTCTCAATTCCAAAATTCTAAAAATATTTAAAAAAAGAAAAACCCATCTTTCGATGGGTTTTTTTATTGAGTTTAATTTGATTAATAACCAGAAACCAATGGTGGATCAATTCTAAAGTTTTGATCGATATACTCATCAATGAAGTAGTCAGCAACAAAATCTAAAGTAACGTTTTCGATGATTGCGTTAGAACCCCAATCTAATGAATAACCTCCTAATTTCTTTAATTGAACGTTTTGGAAAGTTACTCTTCTCAATACAACACCTTTTTTATCATGTTGGTTAACAATAACTGTTCCGATAATATCAGATTTGTAGTGAAGAGCACCATTTTGAGAGTTAAATACTAAATCATACCAGGCTTTCATAGTAGCCCATGTCTCCATAGAACCCGCTTGATTCACATTAACCTGTAAAGGTATAGAGAACGCTACGTCAGTTTTTGTTGGAGGAGCCATGAATAATCTTGTAGAATATTTAAATCTCTGAGTTTTTTCAGCAACATCTTGTTCAGTTAAGTTAAGATCAATTTTTGTTGCGTTTTGCAATAAAAGAATTGGATCTCTTCCTTGAGCTTGTAAGATAACAGGTAAAATAAATGTTATCTCAAATAGGTTCAAGTAAACTACTTCATCGGGCAAGGTTCCTGGTCCCCCTGGTGACCCTGCGTTAATTACTTGGGTAAAATGCGGTAGTGGCATATTTCTTAATTATTTTTTGTACATTATATATTTTCTAACATTTTTCCTCCACCCTATTTGTAATTAATTATGTTGTAAAAAATGCCTTTTCCACTTTTTGTATTTAATAGATATATCTAATGAGATGTAATT